ACTTTATAATTAGGAGTCTTTATTTTCATAATCTCTCTTCGACTTGTAATCTTATCAACTGACTCTAAGAGATTATTTATTTCCTTCTCTAAAGTTTTCTTGTTTATAGTTGTATAATATTCCTTTTTCAAATTTTCTATAAACAAACCAGCAGAGTAAGCATTTCTTGCTTCGCTATAAAGTAATTGAGAATAAATGCGATATGCTTTTGAGATCTCTGTCTTATTAATAAAGTATTCTCTTATAAGATTAAATAGCTGCTTGGCCTTTTCTACTTCACCATCAGCCACCTCCTTCATCACAGCCGTATTTATGACTTCAAAAATAAAGCCTGGATTCTTTTGCTTATTGTGTTTCATGCCATACCCCAATTTAATAAATAATAATTACCAAAATAAATATAAGTGTTAAACCCAAAAATGATTATTTAGTCTTTTTTAACGCCTCTTTAAGTGTTATTTTTTTATCTTTTACCTTTTCGTTATGAAGTTTTAAATTACTCATCATGTTTTTTGACTCAGCATTAAACTTCATAATGTCTGAAATTGTCTTATCTAAAATGTCAGGCTTTAATTTCTCTGCTCTACTAACAAACTCATTTTCCGACTCATTATTAGTATAAATCTTAGGATATCCCGGAAGCTCTCTTGTTCCAGTGGGATCATAAGGTAATGAGTCCTGCGCTGGGTTTATTTTTGATTCATTACTATCACTACTCTCTTCATCTTTTGACTCATCTTCACCTCTAGGTGATGGTTGATCAAATGGTTGTCCACCTTGTTCACCGTTTTCCAAACCACTCAAGATAAATTTGTTATGTGCTTCTTTTTGCTTATCATAACTAATATCAGAAATTTCTTTATCTGATAGTTTGAGAACATTCTTCTGAACATAGCTTCCAGAAATGATTTCTGAATCTGACATATCTCTAGCGATACTGAATCTCTTATCCAGTAATTCTAAGTTCATCATCTCTGTGACAGTAGAAGGATTTGTTAACTTAAGATCAAAATTATAAATAACAGATTCATCGTATCCTTTTAGGTAAAGATGAATTAAACTTATTTTAGCTAATTCACTAACAACAATTTTTTGTATTCTTTGAATGGTTCTTGCAAACTTAATGTCTTCTTGAGCTAAGGTGCTTTTTCCAGATAAATCTTCTTCAGCAGTAAGATAGGACTTTGGAACACCTAGTGAAATAAACAACTTTCCTTGCAAGTATTGAATATCTTCAATAGCTGCGGCATTTTCTCCTCCAGGCAGTGTTTCAATGCGACTGCCGCGGTCGCCACGAACTGGAATAAAGAAATCCTCAAGGATAGATTCGGGATTATAACGTAAATCAACTTGACCATTATTTTCTGATACAACTGGAACCCTTTTAAGCTTATCTCTTGCGCCTTGCATGTAAGCTTCAACATCTTTTGGTGGAATGTTTCCAACATCAACATAAAATACTCTACGTTCCGGTGCCCTACTAATACGATAAATAAGCATTGCATCTTCGGCCATTAATAATTGCTTCCATACCTTTCTAGATGAATCAAGTATAGACCTACCGTATGGAAGATATCTATCATCACCAAGTATTCTCATGTGAGAAACTTGATAATTTTCAAAAGAAGTTTTTCCTTGTGAATTCCACTTAAATCTTAAACTATTTGGATCGTTATTATAACCTTCTTCTCTCTCTATCTCACCAACTGGTAGAGCAATAGCTCCAAGAACACCCTCTTTGTTAACAATATCTAATAAGTTAAAATGATCCCCATACTTGCACATATTTCTTATCCAAGTCCACAAGTGGAAATCAATGTCTAATCTTTGATACAATAATTCTTCAAGTTCATTAACTATTCTATCATCATCAGAAACTATTTCTACGGTCTTACCATCGGCGGAGTATGTCATACTATCATCTGCATAAATGTCTAATGCTCTTGAAATTTCTGGATAATGATCCATTTCTTCATAATCTTTTATCCTTTCAAGTCTTTCTGCAGCGCCAACCAAACCTTCGCCATAAAGAGTTTGTGTTGCTTTTTGAAAACTATCAAAAACCTGTTTTTGTGCCATACTACTTGGCCTTATGGTTGGAACCTTTGATAAGGCTGAACCACCTCTTAGTAATTTCTTTAGTATGTCAAATTTGTCTGCCATTATAATTCCTTGATTTAATTATTTGTAGAAAAGAAAAGAACCATTGCTATAACTATAGGTATAAGTCCACCTACACCGCCCCATAAACTAGCTTTAACTTTTAAGGTAGCTATTTCTATTTGTATTTTTGTAAGATGATCCTCTACTTCATCAAATTTTTTACTATGACTATCTAGTTTATCAATAACCAAATTTTGATACCTTTCCCAACTATCATTTTTATCATCCATTAAAAACTCTCTATTTTAAATAAGCCACCTTATGTCTTCTTTATGGCCGTTTTGGGTTGTTATAGTATACTGGCCATGATTTTGATCTTGTTTACCAGACCATACACCAAACTCAAAAGCCGTTTTATTAAAATTAAGGCCCTGCAACATCTCTTTAGTAACTTCTTCTTGTTGAGTATTAAACTTAAGGGTTGTGTTTCTTACATACATTCCCATAGCTAGTGACATAACCAAATCATCATTATAACTAGATAGTGCCTCCGGTTTACCATTATTAAAAACAAATGTCTCTAACTCGGCTATAGTTCTTTTAGAATGAAGTATAAAATCATGATGCCTTAAGTCTTCTTCCATTCTTGCAATACATGCAGGCCTGCTCTTCATACTCATAGTAAAACCAGGCACAGCATTTTTAGGAACATTATAAATATCATAGTGTAGTTGGTTGGCGTTACTTTCATGTATTTTTGTTAAATCCTTTACTGTCCAATACATGTTTTTGTATTCCATCTCAAGTATCTTCATAACAACATGATGTCCCATTGATGCATTTTCAACTATAATATAAGCATTATTGTATTGGACAGCCGTGTTATGAACTAAGTGAGCATAGGCATCAGTATTTACCTTCCCCTTATACTCAGCTACCTGTTCATAGTTTTCTATGTCTATAACATGAAATGCGGAATAATCTCCGCCGTCGCCGCGGGCTACATCTGCAGAAATTATATACTGTTTTGAATAATCGGGGTATTTCCAGATCCATAATCCTTTATCAACCCAAGTCTTATCTTCTGGTTCCCTCACAAAGGGCCTGTAACCCTCATCTGCTGGTTCTTCTTCTGTTGGGTGTTCTTGATACCACTGAAGGGCTTTGACACTCACAACGTTGTTTCCCGACTGTAGAAAGTCACATCCATGTTCTTGAGCAAAAGCTTGATCGCCAATCTTTTTTCTCTCATGTCTGGCCCATTCTTCATCCCTGTCTGGGTGTAAGCTCCATGGCAATGTTATTGGATTAAAAGAAATTGTTTTACTACCAATTGTATCAATAGATCCGGCTTCAGCTTCAATGAATGTCTTATGAAACCAATTACCAACACCATTAGGTGATGAAAGAACAATACAATCGCCACCAGTTGATAGAGTGGGTTGAGCGGCAACCCAAATAGTTTCCATACCCTTAATAAAGGCAGCTTCATCGATTATAAGTAAACTTAATGCTTCTGAACGTGCTGCATCTTTAGAAGTAGATCCTGTAGCACCTGCTTTTATCTTACTTCCATTTGACAGCTCAATACTTTGTCTATTATCAACTAACAAATCACTTTTAAGAAAGTCTGGAATCTCTTGAAGAAAAACTCTTACCTTGTCTACTAAGTTGGTAGCAGTATCTCTTTTTGTAGCAAGAATGAAAATTTCCTTATCCTTAAAAAAATTAGCCATCCATCCAGCATACGCTGCACATAAAGTTGAAATACCCAACTGCCGCGCCTTTAAAATAACATTGTATGAATTATCTAAAAAATCATTAAGAGTATTTTCTTGGAACTCATAAAGTTCAAAGGGCATTAATCCTTTTTTTGGGTGGCGCACTCTTCCATATTTCTTAAAGAAATAAATAGGATCTTTACGACATTTTATGTATTCTTTCAGTTCTTCTTCTGTCAAGACAAAATCTCTTTATTAAGATGGCGGCCATTCTCTTTTAGTAAAACCTCTATTTAAAACTGTTACATTAATTATGTTTTCCAGTTTAAATCTCTTTATTTGATCCCTATTTTTTATTCCACGGGTAGTGTCATAGGCCCAAAAATAATCTTCTTTTATTTCATAAGGTTCAACATTTCTTATAACTATCTCACCTCGTTCTGTCCGACCTCTCGGTTGCGGCTTTTTAAAATCCTTATCTACCTTCTTATATCTTAATCTAATAATCTTAGAATTTAAAATACCTTCCACTAAAGCCTCTTTATTTCTATTCGTTATTGCCATCTTCTTCTTTTTGACCCTCAAGTGGCTCTATTTTTATTATCTTGTAGTCTGGTTGAAAAGCTTGTTCAAGATCATTTATGGAAAGATCAGTTTTTATATAAGATAGAATTTGATAATCAATAACATTTCCACCAATGACAGCTACATTAATTCCCTTTGAAGACTCAACTTCAATATCTCTGAGTTGAAAATCATAAGCCATCTTTCTGTCTTTTTGTTCTATGTTGTCAGAAGTTGTAAATGGGACTTGTAAAAGAATCTTATATCTCTTTTTATTTTCATCTATCTCTTTTAATGCCTTCTTTAAAGAAATCTCTGTATTCATAAAAGTATCACTATAGTTATCAAACAATTTATAAGTAGAAATTATCTTATAAATGTCCTTTTCGTTAGTTGCTGATTTTACAGATCTAATAATTGATTTCATCTTTCTACGAGTAAATCCTAAACTAACAAGTCTCAATGTTATCATAGACATGTATTTATCAAGAACGCTATTAGGTTTATTTTTTACTGAGGCCTGAAGATAGTCCATCATCATTTGTTCTATACTACCTTCACCATCTTCATTAATTTTTATTTTTTTCAATGCCTATCTCTTCTTATTATATCCTTTTTTTCTACTCTTTTCTCTTCTTCCCTTGTTGGTAGATGATTTCTCAAAGCCTGAGATTTTTCCACCTTTATGAGAAGCGTCTTTGCCGTCGCCATTGCCATAAGTTTTTTTGTCTCTGTTATACTTATTGAGTTCGGCACGATACTTGCGGGCTTTTGGAGTATCATTGTATTTCTTTTCCTTTGAGTAATCTCTGCCTTGAGCCTTACCCCATTTACGTTCTTTAATTAATTCTTTTATAATGTTGCTCAATTTCATCATTAATGCTCTCAAAAGCCTTTTTTTAGGATATCTAATTGGCATTATTCCTCAGTTATTGCAATAACTCTTTCTATTGTGCCAATCTGAATTGTTAGCTCATGTATTCTTTCTTGCATGTCTCTAAGTTCTTCTACATTTCTTTGTAAACCTTCAATCATCATGTCTTGTCTTGCATCTGCTGGAAGTGAACCTAGTTCACCTCTTGGCCATTTTACTCTAAACTCAGAGTTTTGTTCTATTTGCATTGACTGCATTTCCATGTCGTGTTCTAAAACATTTATTCTTTCCATTATACCAAAATAACTCATTGTTGCGATAGCTGTAAAAGCTATCATAGCTATAATGTTTCTCAAAGGAATAGCTAAATGCATATCATCACTTATTTCTGGCACGTCATTTTCTCCGTCACTGTTTGATTTCATCGTTTTGTACATAGGAGAACCTTTCTTAATCTATACTCTTGTTATATAAGACATACCATTGTTTTTTGTTTCAATTCTTGATTTAGTCCACTCTTTATTTTCCAACAAAAAATCATCCAGAGCATTAGCCAAACCAGCCTTACCAATAAATCTCTTATCCAGTAAATCTGTCTTAATTGCTGATGAAGGCTCATCTGTTTGCCCAAAACTAACAGTATCATGCATAACTATAGTTTTTGACACACTCTTATGATAAATATTTAACTCCCTATAAAGTTGCTCATAACTGTGAAATGTATCAATAAACATCATCTCACACTCTATAGGTTCCATTTGTAGTGTATCAGCAATTCTGTATTCATAATCAACACCAACAATATCACAATACTTGCTTGCTAGTTCTTTTCTATAAATCCACCTATCTGTCGGTTCGTCTGTGTCAACGGTAATAAATTTTTTAGGATTGCCTAATAAAATTGCTAAAGTTGAGCACATATTTTGCCTACCTAACTCTACAACAGTATCATAATTTTTTGCTTCGTTTGTTAAATCATCCAAATGTTCTCTTATGTTAACATTTTCATACTTTGATAAACTTACTTGTTCATTTAAAACATTAAACCACGTTTTACTCACTATAACCGTCCTTTTTATTGTTCATTTATCTCTACAACTAAATTATTATCACCCTTTATAACTCTATGGTAATAATTTTTAGGTATAAAGTAAACTTCACCTTCTACTAAATCTATAGGAAGTTCATCATCCATTTGAAGTTGCCAGTTTCCAGATTCTTTTACTGTGATGTATCTATCTTTCTTGTCACGATGCCAAACTAACTCATCAGAGTCAATGTCAGCAGAAAACTCTCTAAGGATAATGTTATCTTGTCTTGCTTGTGTATATGGATTCATTATCTAAGGGAGTCAAGTATCTCTATTAAACTTTCATTAACTCTACCTAGTTCTCCAATGTGGCCCCAGTTTGGAGCTTTCTTGGCCTTGGAGTCCATCTTAGCTATTGCGGCATGAACTTTTTTCATGTTATTATCAACTTCTTTCTTTGCAGCCTTGTATGCATCTTCTGGTTCTTGTCCCATTTTCCATGCATTAAACTTGGCCTCGTCTATAGCGTTGGCCTCGTCTAAACATCTTCTCATTGTTTTTGTTGAAAAATTCATTATACCACTCTCCAGTTAATCATTTGTTTGTAAAAGCTTCTTTCTACTTCATCTGTCATACGAGGCGCATCCCATCCAAACTTTGTATCTAGTCCGTCTATAACCTCATAAACAATCTTTCTTCTCTCTTCAACACCAGCAATTGCCTTAAAACTAGAATTAATCTCATCAATAATTTGTAATAGTTTTTGGCCATCTTCTACCCAACCGAATCCACCCTCTGCCACTTCTGATGCTAGTGTTTCAATTTTTGATACGTTCATTTTTTATCTCCTAGTTTTACCACCACTTACCACCACCAGACATACCTAATGATTTGGCATATCTTGGTAGCCTACAAGCCCAATAACTTGCGGTGGTCTTGTCTTTGGTTGTTTCGCAATTATGTCTTGAAGCAAAAGCAGCCTTTGCTTTTGGATCTTTTAGTTTTACTGATAGCTTACCACCACCACCTTTAGCACCAAAAGAAACTTTTCTAATGTTGCCAGACTTGGGGTCTTTAACATACACATAGAATTTTTTACTACCGCCTCTTTTAGGTTTGTTTAGCTGTACCTTCTTACCTTGATACTCAGCTTCTGTAATGACCTCTGAGTCCACTGGACAATCAAGAGGTACTTTTTCACCCTCATACAATCCAAACTCGCCAATGTCCGTATTTTCCAACAATTCAATGTCCATTGGGTCAAGGTTTTCTAACTTACCTTCTTTATAAAGCTTTCTTGCTTGATTGTATAAGGCAAAGTAGTTATCACTATACATTCTAAAAATACTTTCAGATAGAAGTATGTTGTTATCTGTGTGATACTTTATAGCCTCACCTATAACCTGCTCTTTTAGTATGTGTGTTAGCTTCATTTTATTATCCTACTTGAAATCAAGGTCAGTATAATTGCCACTAACATGATCCATTAGTGATTGAGTTTCTTTTTTTATGTTTTTCAAAATCTTGTCCATCTTTGGGTCTTTAGATTTTCTTGCAGCAGAAGCTAGGGCAAAAACCGCATCTACATAATTTTTGTATGATTGTTCAAGGTCTTTTGAAATCTTTGATTTATCAAATGGACCTTCGCTTATTATATTTGTTAGCTTCATCTTATCTCTCAATGTATTATTGAATACCTACCATTTTTTTTATCTTAGCTAAATTATTAACCACTCTTCTTCTTATCTTGTCGGGCAAATCATCAAGTGAGTCATCAAGGTCTGCAATGGCATCGTTCACTCTCCTTGATACTGACTTGGAGCGTTTTCTTATATTTGCCATTATATTCCAACCGGCTAAAGCATCAATAATGTTTATGGGACCAGACAATACACCTAATGTCAAAGTATCTAGTTTCAGAAAGACATCTATTAAATCTTCTTTGGTAACTTTTTTACTCAAAGCAACCTTCAACTCTTCTTTTGCCTCATCATCCCCACCATGAGCTTTTATTGCAAAATATAACACTTTACTAACATGAACACCAGCAGAGGCCATTATTTGGAGCAATCCTCTGCCGTTTTGTATTTTTATACCAGCTTTCTTAGCTACTCTAAGAATACCATCTCCAACACCTTCGTTGACTTGGCTGTAATCATCAGACATAAATATCGCTAACTCAAGCAATCTTTGTCTATCTTCTTCGTATAACAATGGTGTTAGTTTCATAGTCTATCTCTTATGAACCGGCGATACTCTTTGAGCTAGGGATATCATCTCTTTCTGTAGCATCTCTATTGACAGCTTTCATAATCTTCTTATCAATATCTTTCAACTGACTAAAAATTTGTTTAGCAACACTGTTGTCAATGTATCCCATCTTGCCCAACAACTTGACATCATTCTGAATGTCAGTAAGACGATAGCCAACAGCCTTTGAGCCGAATAGAAGACCTTTTAGTTTATTGTGCTCTCTTCTACCACCCTTCAACTTGGGCATACC